CGCCGCAGGCCGAACAGCCGCCGGAGGAACCGGAAGAAACCGCGCCGCCTGATGAACCCGTCCGGGAGCGGGACGAACACACGCCGCCCGCGGCGCATTGCATTCCCTCCGCCGTCCCGCCTCCGAAAATCGAATGGGACAAAGAACCGGGGGCGGAACACCCCGCAGACGGCCCACAGAACGCGCAGGACGGGCAGAAGCCGCAGGCGGTGAAGATGGACCCGGAGGGGGCCGAAAAGCCCACAGAGGACGCGCAGGGGCGAACGGGGGCGGAAAGACAGCCGCAGAAAGAAACGCGGTGCGTCGGGAAAGGGATTTGCCCGTGTTGCGGTGAGAAGTTCGACGCGGGGCAGGTCACGCGATATAACACATTCGGGACGCAGGCCGTCGGTCCCGTGCATTGTCCGCATTGCGGGAAGATGCTGAAAATCTTGTGTTCGGTGGAATATATCTGTTCCCCGGCGGAAGAGTGAGGGCGCGCAGATGGAAATTGAATACGGAGTGACCACGGAGCAAGCAAACGCCGCGTTACGAGTTTTGAGGGCCGCAGGAATAAACACGGAGAAGATGGCGGAAATACTGCAACAGGCAACGGAGGTCATCACAAGAGCGTTTGAAATGCTTTCAGGGGCGTTCAAAACCATTGCCGACGCATGGGAGAACATCAAAGAAAGCGGAGTGCTTGACGCGGCAATGGAACCCCGCGTCCGTCGGAGGAAGCAGGAACGGGCGCGGGCGAAGATAATCGAACAGCGATACCGGGCGGAAATCCGGCGGGTGGAAAATACACGAATTTATCGGCGGATATATAAGCCGCCCTAAAGCAGAGCGGAGGAAGCGGACGTGAACAGGGAAAAAGTTATTGTGATTCTGCGTTATTACAGGGACGCAGACAAAGCAATCAAAATGAACGAGCGGGTTATTAAGAACCTCGAAGATCAGTATTATTCGACGTTAGGGGCGGTCAATTCCGATGGTATGCCGCACGGGAAAGGCACGACTTCAAATCCCGTTGAACGTGTGGTGCTGAATATCCCTCGTTCTGTCACACAGACCATTGACCGATTGCGGCGCGAGATAGAGGAAATCGGGAAAATAAAAGCAGAGATCGCGGAAGAATTGAAATGCCTGAATTACACCGAAAAAGCGTTGATTCAAGGGTTTTACATAGAGGGCGAACAATGGGAACGGCTTTCGGCGCGAGTCAATTACAGCCCGCGGCAATGCCGGAATATCCGCGCCGCCGCGCTGGACTGTCTGGCAAGGCATTTCAGCGCAAACAAAATCATTTCGCGCTATCGCTTCCCGGAAAAATAAGATTGCCACCCATTGCCCGTTTTCCGTGGTAAAATTGGTATTGTGGAAAATGAACACAACGATTCGGGCGGCGTATTCCTCCGCGCCGTTCGAGTGCAGAAAACGGACCATGTTTTGAACATGGCCCGTTTTTTACGCGCTTCCGCGGAAGTATGCGGGGCGAAAAATAGGAAACAAACGAAAGGGGGTGCGTAGACAGTGGCAAAAGCGAGAAGCCCGGAGCGGGACAAAGTGCGCCGGGCTTGGCTTGAATCCGGCGGAACCATGATGGCGAAACAGCTTGCGGAAGAATTCAGCGTAAGGGCTGAACAGGTCCGAAAATGGAAAAGCCTTGATAATTGGCAGGCAGACCTTGACGCACAGAAACCGAAGCGAAAACGCGGCGGACAGCCGGGCAATAAAAATGCCGTGGGCGCGGGCGCGCCCGTAGGGAATAAAAATGCCGAAACGCACGGGGCATATTCCACGGTCCGCCTATGCGATCTACCGCAGGAACAGCGGGAGTATATCGAGGGAATCACGCTGGACACAGAAACAAATATGCTTGCAGAACTGCAAACACTGATTGCAAAGGAAGCCGACCTGCAAAACAAGATTGCCGCGCTGGAACATGGCGACCCCGCCGCACTTTATATTGACCGTGTTGTTGAAATGCGCGCCCCAAAAGGGACAAAACGATTAGAACAACAGCGGGAGAAGTTGGAAGCCCTGCAACGGGAAGAAGATTCCCTGATTTGGGATATGGACGGGAGCGACGGGAAGAAACCAACCAGACAGCAAGAAAAGAAGCTGGAAACCCTGCAACGTGAGATTGCCGCCTTGCAGGACACCACGGGCGACAAGGAACGCGCCCTTGAACGTGAGGGCTACACGGTGACAATGCAGACTGTCATAAAGGCAAGCGCATTTGACCGGGCTATGAAGTTAGAAGCCGAACTGAACAGAATACACGGGCGAATTATCAAACTGCTTGATTCCATCAAGGGATATGAGATGGAGAGCCGCCGCCTGCGGCTTGAAGAGCGGAAATATAATCTTGCAAAGCAGAAACTTTCGGGAGCATACGACATCGACCCTGAAACGGGAGAGATCAACGACGAAGCGGAAGAGCCGGACGAATTGGAAATATGAAATAGGTTCTTTCGGCGGGCCGCGCGGCCTGCGGGTCCAGCGAGCCCCGGCGTTTTTTTAGATACGAAATTTTTTTGAACGCTTCCGGGGCCGGGAAAATTTTTTAAGGGGGTATGCCAAAAAAGCGCGGGAGGGGTGGAAAAACGGTGAAACTTTACGACGCGAAAGCGGTTGCCCGATTCCTCGACGTGTCGGAACGACGGGTGCGGCAGTTGCGCGACGAAAAGGTGATCGCGGAAGTTCGCCCCGGCTTGTACGACCTGATCGACACGAACCACCGCTATATAAATTATCTCCGAAAGAGGAACCCGGAGAGCGAAGAGACGATAGATTACAACACCGAGCGGGCGAAGCTGGTTCGGGCAAAGCGGAAGAATGAAGAATACGAATTGCAGTTGAAAGAAAACACGCTTCACGCCGCGGCGGACATCGAAGCCGTTATGACGGATATGCTGGTAAACTTCAAATCCCGCATGATGGCGATTCCGTCAAAGCTGGCCCCGGTCCTTTGCAAGAAAACGGACAAGGCAGAGATATTCGCCCTGCTGAAAGATCATATCGACGAAGCATTGATGGAACTTTCCGATTTCAAAACTACGTTCGGAGAAAGAGGGAACAGCAATGAAAAAAGCGACGGTTGACCTGTTCACCCGGATTTTTGCGGTGCTGGCCCCTCCCCCGAATATGACCATATCGCAATGGGCGGACAAATACCGCCGTTTGTCCTCCGAATCGTCGGCGGAGCCGGGCCGATGGCGCACATCAAAGGCCCCATACCAGCGGGAGATTATGGACGCAGTTTGCGACATGCGGATTCAAAAAGTAGTCATCATGTCGGCGGCGCAGATCGGGAAAACGGACGCGCTGATTCTGAACCCGATCGGCTACTATATGCACTACGACCCGTCCCCGATCATGGTCATGCAACCGACCATTCAAATGGCGGAAACATTCTCAAAAGACCGACTTTCCCCGATGTTGCGGGACACCCCCGTTTTACGGGACAAGGTGAACGACAAGAGCCGGAACAGCGGAAACACGATATTGCAGAAAATCTTCCCCGGCGGTCATGTGACGATGGTTGGCGCAAATTCGCCGTCCTCCCTCGCCTCCCGCCCGATTCGGATTCTGCTTGCGGACGAAATCGACCGATACCCGGCCACGGCTGGCAATGAGGGCGACCCCCTGTTGCTGGCAGGGAAACGGCTTGCGACCTTTTGGAACAAGAAAGAAGTGTGCGTGAGTACACCGACCAACAAGGAAACGTCCAGAATTGCCGTTGAATTTGAACACAGCACGCAAGAGGAATGGAACGTACCTTGTCCGGCGTGCGGGGCATACACGCCGCTTTTGTGGGCGAATATCATTTTTGACCGGGACAAGCTGGACGAAATCGGGTGCGCTTGCCCGGCGTGCGGCGTGGTTTCCAGCGAAACGGAGTGGAAAGAGCAGTTCGGAAAGGGTAAATTCGTCGCGGCACACCCGGAACGAAAAGTGCGCGGATTCCATTTGAACGCCCTCGCTTCCCTCTTTGTGGAATGGCGGGAAATCGTTGAAAAATTCCTGACTGCAAACGAAGAGAAGAAAAAAGGCAACATCGAACTTCTAAAAGTTTGGACAAATACCGAAATGGGCGAAACGTGGGAGGAAGAGGGCGAACAAATCGAAACGGACGACCTCTTCAAACGCCGCGAACGCTATAATTGCGAGGTCCCGGAAGAAGTGCTGGTGCTGACTGCGGGCGTAGACGTGCAGGACGACCGCTTTGAAGTGGAGGTTGTCGGCTGGGGCGTGGACAAGGAAAGCTGGGGAATCAAGTATCAGGCGATCTACGGCGACTTGAAGTTGAAGCCCGTATGGGACGAACTGGACAAATTTCTTTCGCAGACGTTCACCACCGCAGACGGGCGGCGGCTGAAAATTATTTGCGCCTGCGTGGATTCCGGTGGACACTTCACGACACAGGTTTACCGATTCTGCAAAGAGCGGACGGCCCGGCGCGTGTTCGCAATCAAGGGAAAAGGCGGCGCGGAAGTGCCGTACTTCAACAGGCCGTCAACAGCAAACAATATCAAGGCCCCTCTTTTCACTGTCGGAGTTGACACGGGCAAAGCCCTTTTATATCAACGGCTGGCGGTGCAGGAAGAGGGGCCGAATTATTGCCATTTTCCGCGGGAAAAGGACCGGGGGTACACGCAAGAGTATTTCCGCGGACTGACCGCCGAAAAAATGGTGATCACCTATAAGCGCGGAAAAGCGCAATACGTCTGGACACTGAAAGACGGCGGGTACAAGCGGAATGAACCGCTTGATATTCGGAACTATGCGACCGTCGCTTTGGAAATCGCAAATCCGATTTTGAAACGGACGGAGCGGGACGCGGCCACAGCCGCCCCCGCGCAGAAGCGGCGGGGCAGACGATCAAGAACCAACGGAGGTATTTTGTAAATGGCGGGAATCAGCCTTGAAATCGCAAGAAAGCACCTTTCCGCATGGCTGGAAGCGGAATTGGAGGTTACGACACACCAAAGTTACACCATCGGTTCGCGGAGCCTGACAAAAGCGGACCTTGCGGACATCCGGCAACAAATCGAATTTTGGAAAAACGAGGTTGCACGGCTGGAAAACGTCGAAAAGCGCGGCGGGAGAAACCGCGTTTTCCGTGTGGTCCCGCGGGACCTTTAAGACCATGACAAAGGAGGCGAAGCGGGTTGAACACGCTTGACCGAATGATTGCCGCAGTATCGCCGCAACGGGCCGTGAAGCGCGCCGCCGCCCGCCGGAAGCTGGAAATACTGGACAGCGGGTACAGCAACTACGGCGCGTCACAGACAAAAAAATCAATGCTGGGCTGGTTGTATGGCGGCGGGTCCGCAAAAGAGGATATACAAGAGAACCTTTCCGTCCTCCGGCAACGGTGCCGCGATCTTTACATGGGCGTACCGCTGGCAACGGGCGCGCTGAAAACGTGCCGGACAAATGTTGTCGGCGCGGGGTTGCGGCTGAAAAGTCAAATTGACTATGAGGCGTTGGGAATGGATGAAGAAACAGCCCGCGACCTTGAACGCAAGATCGAGCGGGAATTTTCCTTGTGGGCGGATTCCCCGGCCTGCGACCTTGAACGGCTGGACAATTTCTATGAACTGCAACAACTGGCTTTTCTGAACTGGCTTATGAGCGGCGACGTGATCGCCACGTTGCCAGTGACAAAGCGGGTGAACTGCCCGTATGACCTGCGAATCTGTCTGATTGAGGCGGACCGATTGAGCAACCCGAACGGGACGGTTGACCCGCATTTCGTCGGAGGCGTGGAAACCAACGACGCGGGCGAGGTAATCGCGTACCATATCAGCAAGCATCATCCGTTGTCCTACGACGCGAGCGAATACGGGTGGACGCGCGTTGAAGCATGGGGCGCAAAGACAGGGCGGCGGAACGTGCTTCACATTATGAACCGGGAGCGCATCGGGCAAAGGCGCGGCGTGCCATTTTTAGCCCCTGTCATTGAAGCGTTGAAGCAGTTGGGCCGATATACCGACGCGGAACTTGTCGCCGCCGTGGTTTCCGGCATGTTCACAGTGTTCATCGAAAAGGAATCCGCGTCCAGTGACGGAACCTTTGGCGAGATCATCCCGGAGGAAGAGCAGGTGGACGCGGGCGACGACAGCACGATTGAACTTGCGCCCGGCGCAATCGTGGACTTAAACGAGGGAGAAAAGGCGCACGACATGAACCCCGGCAGGCCGAACACGGCGTTTGACGGGTTCGTGGTTGCGATTTGCAGGCAGATCGGCGCGGCCCTCGAAATCCCCTATGAACTATTGGTAAAGAACTTCAACGCGTCTTACAGCGCGTCCCGCGGGGCATTGCTGGAAGCATGGAAAATGTTCCGAATGTACCGGACGTGGCTTGCAAATGACTTTTGCCAACCAATTTATGAAGAATGGTTCGCGGAGGCCGTGGCAAAGGGACGAATCCCCGCGCCCGGATTTTTTGGCGACCCTATCATTCGCAAGGCATACACAGGCGCGGAATGGAACGGTCCGGCACAGGGGCTTTTGAACCCCGTGCAGGAAGTGACTGCGGCGGAAAAACGGGTACAGAACGGATTTTCCACCCGCGACCGGGAAGCAATGGAAATGAACGGGTCTGATTTCTACCGGAACGCCGCGCAGATCAAACGGGAAGAAAAAATGTTAAGGGAGGCGAAAGCAGATGGCACAGGGACAGAGCCGGGCGCAGGCCCAGCACAAACAGGTAAAGAATAAGCATTTCTGGACGTTCCGGGCCGCGGCGGGAGATAACGCCGTCCCGGAATTGATTTTATATGGCGATATTGCTTCCGAAACGTGGTGGGGCGACGAAGTGACCCCGCGGCAGTTTACGGAGGAATTGGACGCGCTGGGGGCGGTCCCAGAAATCGTTGTGCGAATCAACAGCGGCGGCGGAGACGTGTTCGCCGCGAATGCGATTTACACCCGCCTAAAGGATAACGCGGCAAAGATCACCGTAAAAATCGACGGATGGGCCGCGTCCGCCGCGACGATCGTTGCAATGGCAGGCGACGTGATCGAGATTCCGGGGAACGGCGTTTTCATGGTGCATGACCCGTCCTTGGGCTTGCTGGGCTACTTCAACGAAGCGGACCTTGCAAAGATGACCGAGGAATTAAAAGTGGTCAAACAGTCTATTGTGAACGCTTATGTTCTGAAAACCGGAAAAGACGCGGCGGAGGTTGCCGCAATTATGGCGGCGGAAAGCTGGTTTGACGGAAAACAGGCGGTTGACGCTGGATTTTGCGACAAGCTGATGTTTGAGGACGCGGAAACCACCATTGAAAACGCCGCGAAAATCGTTGTCAACAGCGTTTCGCTGGACCTGAACCGTTATCCGAATATGCCGATTTCGTTGTTAAACCGCACGACGGCCCGCACGCACGGCGGTTTTTCAAATAAATCAACAACAAAAGAACCGAAAAGGAGCGAAGAAAACATGGACGGAATCAAAGACATTAAGACCGTGGCCGACCTGAAAGCGGCTTTTCCTGACCTGACAAAGCAGATCGAGGAAGCGGCGACCGACGCGGAGCGCAAGCGCATTCAGGACATCGAGGACGTGGCGATTGCGGGCTATGAAACCATCGTGGCGGACGCAAAGTTCAAGACACCCATTGCCGCGGGCGACGTTGCGAAAGCGATTCTTGCGGAGCAGAAGAAACAGGGCGGCAAGTACATTCAGGACCGCGACGACGACGCGCACGCGAGCGGCGCGGGCGACGTTGGGACCGGAGGACAGCGAGAGGGAGCGGGCGGCGACGGCCCCGACGAAGTGGACGCGGCCATTGACAAGCTGTTCCCCGACGTAAAGTAAGGAGGAAAGAAGCATGTACGAGATTCAGAAAGACCAGACAAGCCCGGTGAATTTTTTTGCGGGTGATTATCCCGTTGCAACAGCGGTCCGCGAGGTTTCAAGCGGGAAAAGCGTCAAGAAATACGACCCCGTGAAACTGATTGGCGGCAAGGTGGAACCCGTCGTCAAGGTGGAAGCAAGTGCGGCTGACAGCGGAAGCACTACCCCGGCAAAAACGGAGTACGAGAACACCACAGCGGGAATCTATGGTATTGCCGCTGGCGAGGCGGGAGCCGGGGAAGATGTCGTTGTTTACCTGACGGGCGAATTTTTCGCGGACGCAATCAATCTCCCGAACAGTGTGACCGTGGAAACCCTGACAACCGCATTCCGAAATATTGGAATCTTTTTGAAGTAAAGGAGAGGAAACGAAATGGGAATCGAAACTACCATCTATACCCCCCGCACGCTGGGGAAACTGGTTCGGCGTATGCCCCCGGTGCATACGTTCTTCCGTGATACTTTTTTCAAGAACCGCCGGACGTTCAACACGAAGAGCGTTGACGTGGACTTCAAAAAGGGGTCCCGTGCCCTTGCGCCCTTTGTTCATCCGAAAGTGGGCGGGAAAACCATCCTGAACACGGGCTATCAGACGAAGAGTTACACCCCCGTTCTGCTGGCCCCGAACAAGATTACAACCGTTGACGACCTGTTGGAGCGGGCCGCGGGCGAGGACCCTTACAGCGGCAGAAAGCCCGCGGAACGCGCCGTGGAAAAGCTGGCGGAGGATTTGCGGGAACTGAACGAAATGATCGTGCGCCGGGAAGAGTGGATGGCGGCGACAGCGATCTTTACGGGGCAGATTCCGATTGTTGGCGAGGGCGTGAATGAAGTCATCGACTTTGACTTCACCAACAAAGAAACCATCGTGTCCGCCGAAAAGAAGTGGGACAACGCGCAGAGTGACCCGCTGGCAGATATTGAGCGGTGGCACGAAATCGTACAGCGGGAAGGTTTCGTGAACTGCAATGTCTGCGTCATGGCGAAAGATGTTGCAACAGCGTTCATTAACCACGCAAAGGTCAAAGAAGTGCTGGACGTGAAAGCCTATGATCTTGCGGTCATCAAGCCCCGGCAACTTCCGAACGGAGCAACTTACATCGGCACGTATCACAAGTTGGGGCTTGACTTCTATCAGTACAACGAATGGTATCTGGACGACTGGACGGAGCCGGGCGAACCGGAAAACAAGCCCATTGTACCGGACAAGCACATTGCTTTGCTTTATACGGAGGCGGATTACTCCATCTACTACGGCGCAATCACTATGATTCCCGAAGAGGGCAAGGGATTTGTCACCGTGGAGGGCGACAAGGTGCCGCAGACATGGATTGAACGCCGCCCGGACCGCCGCTTCCTGCAAATCAACAGCAAGCCGCTGACCGTCCCCCATGAGGTCAATAGCTGGTACGTGGCGCAGGTACTTTAACCATGAATTTCAAAGATCAGGTGGAGCGGGATTTGACCGCCGTATTCCACAACAGCCGGGAACACGCCGACGTTGTGGAATTCTGGATTGACGGAATCCGCTACAAAGGCCCGGTCATCATCGACGACGGCGGGGCGCAGGACCGGAAGAAGCCGTCTACGGACCACGTGGACGGTTTGATTCTTGTCGATCTTGTCATGTATGTTCCGCTGTCCCTGTTGAAAACCATCCCGCAAAAGGACCTGAACGTGGAAATCGGGGATTGCCTGTACCGAATCACAAAGGTTCACCCGGAAGCCGGGGAAATCGTGCTTTACATGGAGGCGTTGACCGAATGATTCAGATTACAGCCGACCAGATCGAGCGGGTGAACCTGATTCTTTCCGGCGTTCCAAAAGGCGCGGAAAAGGCAATGGCAAGCGTCATCCGCCGGGCCAACAACACCGTGAGATCAGAGGCCCTAAAGGGCATCACGAGCGTTTACGCAATCACCCGGCAGAATGTCCGGGCAGACACCACAATCAAAGTGCGGACGCAGAAAGCGGACGGCGGGGTTGTGGGAATGGTATCGTTTGCCGGGTACAAAATCCCCCTTTACCGCTTCAATGTCTCCCCGACCCTCCCCGTCCAGCGCGCGACCGTTTCGGCGGCGGTGCTGGCGGAGAGCGGGCGAACCCCGTTTGCACACGCATTTATCGCAAAAATGAAAAGCGGTCATACGGGCATGTTCGAGCGGGACGGAACGGGCAGACTTCCGATCACCGAGTTCATGGGACCATCCGCCGCACAGATGGCGGCGAACAGCGTGGTTGTGGAGCAGGTGGAGGAAAAGGCGCAGGAAGTCATAAATAAGCGGATTGAACATGAAATCACCCGGATTCTGAACGGCTACGGAGGATAAGACATGACACCTTTAGACCTTTTGGACGTGCTGGAAGAGTTCGTGCGGCGCGAAACAAAGGACATGCTTTTGCCTGTCCGCGTAGACCGCCGGAGCGGAGAGCCGAAAGAGCGGCCCGCGGAAATTTACAAAATGCGGTTGCCGACCAAAAAGGCGCAGACCGAGCGCGTCCCCTATCTGCTGTTGCAGTACATCAAAAGCACAGACACACAGGAGCCGGGACAGGAACCGGAAAGCGTCTGTACGGTGCGCATCGTCGCCGCGACGTATTCGGAGGACGAAAGCGAGGGCGCAACATGCGTTCTGAACCTGCTGACCCGAATTCGTGTTGCCCTGTTGAAAGACGGCGTGATTGGAGAGCGGTACATGCTGAAACTGCCCCTTGAAATGATTGTGTACCCGGACGGAACGACAGCCCCCTACTATTTGGGGGAAATGATGACGGAATGGGAAATGCCCGTTGTAGAAAGTGAGGTTCAAAAAGTATGGCAATGAACTATAAACCCAGTATGACGAAAGCGGAATTGCTGGAAATCGCCGCCGCAAACGGCGTGCAGGCCGACGACGGCATGACAAAAACGGCAATTCTTGCCGCGCTGGACGGCGCAAACAGCCGCGCGCCCGACGGGGCGGAACTGAACATCAGCCCGGAGGGAACCGACGCAGACGGCCAACAGGCCGCACAGGGCGGCGCAGGACAGGCCGGGGACAGAGAGGGGACCGAGGACACCGCCGGGCAGGAAACGCCCGCAGAGGACGCGCAGGAAGCCCCGGAGGGTTACAACCTGTTCGTCTATGCCGGGCCGTCCCTCCCCCACGGGAGATTGAAAGAAAACGCCGTGTTCAACGGGACGTTCGAGGACGTGAAAGCGTACCTTGCGGACGTGATCGCGGACTATCCCCTTGTAGCGCGGATGATCGTCCCCGTTGAGCGGCTTTCCGCGTTTCACGTCAAGGCGAAAACGCCCGGAAACCTTGCACACAAGTATTACAACGACATTGTTTCGACAATGCGGGGAAACAAGGAGGTATAACAAATGGCAGAGTATTTCCACGGGGTTTCGACGCGGCAGGTTGACACGTCGGTTTCGACCCCTGTTACGGCAGATTCCGGGATTGCGTTCGTCGTAGGCGCGGCCCCGGCGCACACCGTCGGCGGAAGCGTGAACGACCCGATCATGTGCCAGAGTTACGCGGAGGCCGTGGCCGCTATGGGGTACAGTGACAACTGGGAAAACTATCCGATTTGCGAAGCGATCTATGCACAGTTCAAACTGTACGGCGTATCGCCCGTCGTATTCGTGAACATTCTGGACCCCGCAAAGCACAAGAAGAGCGTTTCGGAGCAGAATTACACCGTCACGGACGGAAAGGTTCTTTTGCCGCTGGAAGCCCTGAAAGACACGGTGAAAGTCACTGACTATACCGCAGGCGAGGATTTCGACCTGTTCTACGAGGGCGAAAATCTAATTCTTGAAGTGATCGAGGGCGGGAGCATTCCAGAGCGGACGGGAGAACTAACCATTGCGTTTGACGCGGTGGACCCCTCCAAAATCGCGGAGAAAGACATTATCGGCGGTTTTGAGGTAAGCACAAAGAAGTATTCCGGGTTGGAGCTGATTGACAAGGTTTTCCCGAAATACGGAATCGTGTGCGACATGATTCTTGCGCCGGGATGGTCCCACAAATCCACCGTCGCGGCGGCAATGCGGGCAAAGGCGGAAACTATCAACGGCGTTTTCCACGGCGCAAAAGCCCTGATTGACATTGACACAACAGAAGTCACGCATTATGCGGACGCGCCCGCGTGGAAGAAAACGCAGAACATCAACGACAAGGCGGAAATCCTTTGCTGGCCCCTGTTCGGGCTGGGCGATTACGTGTTTCACGCGTCGGTCCACACCGCGGCACGGATGACGGCGACCGATTCGGACAACGGCGGTTGCCCGGCGGAAAGCCCCTCCAACAAGTCTTTGCAGATCGACCGGGCGTGCCTTGCCGACGGGACCACCGTTCTTCTCGACCTGAATCAAGCAAACTATCTGAACAGCAACGGCATTGTAACCGCGCTGAATTTCATCGGCGGGTATGTCCTTTGGGGCAATGAAACCGCCTGCTTCCCCGCCGATACGGACGTGAAGAACTACTTCATTCCCGTGTCGCGCATGTTCGGATGGGTTGCGAATTCGCTTGTCCTGTCCTATTGGAGCAAGCTGGACAAGAAGATGACGCGCCGCCTGATCGACAGCATCGTGAATTCCGTCAATATCTGGCTGAACGGCCTTGTCAACGAGGAAAAACTGCTGGGCGGGCGCGTGGAATTTCTGGAAGAGGAAAACAGCGAAACCGCGCTTATGGCTGGCAAGGCAGTTTTCCACATCTACATGACCCCGCCCAGCCCGATGAAAGAATGCGAATTCGTATTGGAGTACGACGCGGACTATGTTTCGTCGGCTTTGGCGGCATAAGGAGGGAAAGACAACATGAAAGTTGACAACGGCACAACCAACTTTGCCGTGTATGAGGACGCGACGGAGTTTTACGGAATGGCGGAAGCTACGCTTCCTGAAATCTCGCAGATCACGGAGGAAGTCAAGGGCGCGGGAATCGCGGGCGCGTTCAACGGCGCGTTCGTCGGGCATATCGAGGCAATGACGCTGACCCTGAATTTCCGTTCTGTGACCGCCGACGCAATCAAACTGGCAGAGCCGCGCAACCACCAGCTTGACTTGCGCGCGGCACAACAGTATTGGGACAACAGCGCGGGCAAGTTCATTCAACAGGCGGTAAAACACGTGCTGATGGTAACGCCGACGAAGTTCGCGCCCGGAAAGCTGGCCCCCGCCGCCTCCGCGGAAGCGTCCGGGGAGTATGCGGCAACCTATTTCGCAACATACATCGACGGGAAAAAGGTCCTCGAAATTGATATTATCAATTTCATTTACTACATCAACGGAACCGACTATCTGGCCGACGTTAGAAAGGCACTTGGCAAGGCATAAGCCCGGCGGGGTCCTCCCCGCTGGGCTTTCCTTTGCCCTTTTTCTGTATTTGAACCTATGAAAATCTGAATGGAGGAATTGACCATGAACGACACCGAGAAAAAAACCACCACAGAGGGTGCAGAGCGGCCCGCAGGCGCGGCGGAAGCCGTCACCCATGAACCAGCACAGGAAGCCGCAGAGAAGCCCGCAGAGGGCAACACGGGCGTTTATACGCACGTGTTCAAGAAGCCTTTCGAGTATGAGGGAAAGACCTACACCGAACTGACGTTCAATTTCGAGCGGCTTTCCGGGCGCGACATGGTTTCCATTGAAACCGAAATGCAGATGAACAACGAATACGCCCTTGCACCGGAAATTTCCCGGAGTTTTCAAGGGAAGATGGCGGCAAAGGCCGCGGGCATCGGAAGCGACGTGCTGGAAGCAATGCCCCTGAAAGATTTCAACAAGATCACCAACGCGGCCAGAAGTTTTTTAATCGACACGGGCTTTTAAGAAGCCCGGCCCGCTGGTGGCGGCGGGAATGCTTCAAACTGGCACAGGCAACCTTTACGCCCGTCCCATTCTGGCTTGACATGACCGTGACGGAGATCACGGCATGGATTGAGGACATCAACGCCGCCACAGCGGAGCAGAAGAACCAGAAAGCGAGGTGAAGAATTTGGCGGGAAGAAAGGAATATGAACTTCTCTTCAAACTGACCGCCGCATTGGGCGGAAACTTCAATGCGGCATTCAGTAGCGCGCTGAATACCACGCGGCAAATGCAAAACAGCCTGCAAAAGCTAAATTCTATCACCGGAAAGATCGACGCGTACAAAAAGCAGGAAGCCGCCCTTGAATCGAACCGTCAAAAGCTGGAACGGCTGACCGCAGAGCATGAACGACTGCAACGGGAAATCAGCGAAACCGGAGAGCCAACGGAAGAACTGCGGGCAAAGATGGCGCAGAACGAACGGCAGATCGCGGCGACCACATCGAGAATCGAGCAACAGGAAGCGCGGCTGAACGAATTGGGCGGAGAACTGTCCGACGCAGGGGTGGACACCTCCCGTCTGACCGAGGAAAACGAACGATTATCCAAAAGTTACGAGCGGGTCAAAAAAAGTCAAGAGGAATTGGCAAAAGTAAACGCCGCGTTGGAACAGAACAACGCGGCGATTTCAAAGACCAAAACGCAACTTGCGGGGACCGTCGGAACCCTTGCGGCACTTGGAACGGCAATTTACGCCGGGCCAGTGAGAAAGGCCGCGGAGTTTGAAGCGCAGATGTCCACCGTAGAAGCCATTTCCGGCGCGACCGCGGATGAAATGAAGCGTTTGTCGGATGAAGCAAAGAGAATGGGGGCGACGACGCAGTTTACCGCCGTTGAAGCGGGAAAAGCCCTCGAATACATGGCAATGGCCGGATGGAAAACAGACCAGATGTTGGGCGGCTTGCCGGGCATTATGAACCTTGCGGCGGCATCCGGCGAGGACTTGGGGCAGGTTTCCGACATTGTGACGGACGCGCTGACCGCGTTTAACATGACGGCAGATCAGGCGGGCCGCTTTGCGGACGTGCTGGCGCAAGCGTCGAGCAATTCAAATACCAATGTGGCAATGATGGGCGCGACTTTCCAAAAAGTGGCCCCCGTCGCGGGCGCGCTGGGATATTCCGTTGAGGACGTTTCCCTTGCAATCGGCCTGATGGCGAATGCGTCCATAAAGTCGGAAGTGGCCGGAACCTCGCTGAAAACCGCCCTTGCGAACATGGCAAAGCCGACAAAGCAGATGAAAGAGTACATGGACAAGTACGGAATCAGCCTGACGAATGCAGACGGAAGCATGAAGTCATTCCGCGAAGTGGTGGACAATCTGCGAAGCAGTCTGGGCGGGTTGTCTGAAACGGAGCAGGTGGCGGCGGCAACGGCCATTTTCGGCAAGGAATCCTTTGCGGGTATGCTGGCGATCGTCAATGCAAGCGAGGCAGATTTTCAAAAATTGTCCGATTCGGTCAACAATTCCGCAGGCGCGGCGGAGCGAATGGCGCAAATCAAACTGGACAACTTTCAAGGAAAAGTAACGCTGTTGCAATCCGCGGTTGAGGGTCTACAAATTGCGCTGGGCGACGCGCTGTTACCGACGTTTACCGAGGGCGCGGAAAAGGCCGCGGAGCTGATCTCCAAACTGACCGAGTTTATCAATGCAAACCCGGAGTTGGTACGGACGATCACAAAGGTTGTCACCGGACTTCTGGCGTTCAAGGCGGCGGGGCTGGTGGCAAAGCTGGCATTTCTTGACCTGAAAGGCGGGGTACTGACCATTCAAAAGGTCATGGCCCTGTTCAAAGGCAAATTCGCCCTTGCGGGCGTGGAAGCCGTGGGCTTTGCGTCTAAAGTCAAGGGCGTTGCAAAAAGCGTCACAGGGTATTTCGGCGGAATCGGAAGCGCGGCGGGCGGCGTAGGCCGCGCGTTCGGGCAGATGTTCGCCGGAACGAAAATCGGAAACCTGTTTTCCGGTATCGGCGGAGCCGTGGGCGGCGTGTTTACCCGCATATTTTCCGGCGTGGGCGGCGTTGCTACGCGGGCGTTTACCGGAGTAGCGGGAACCATTACCGGAATATTGGGGCGGGCCGGGGCCGCAGTTGCGGCAGGTCCGCTTGGAAAGATTGGAAGCGTGGTTGCAAAGGGGTTCGGGAAGCTGTCAACCCTGTTCGGCCCGCTTCAAAAGCTGGGCGGCGCAATCTTGGGGCCGTTCAGCGGCATTCTTGGGAAAGTGCTTCCCGTCGTGGGTGTGATCACCCTGATTATTTCGGCGGTGCAAATCCTGCGGGACAATCTGGACAAGGTGCGCGAGGTCATCCGAAACGTGTTCGGGGACGCGGGCGTTGAAGTATTCGACAAGATTGTAACTGCAATCTCGAATATCGGAAGCACAATCCAGAGCATCTTCACAGACGGGAACTTGGGCGGAGCGCGGGACTTCCTGATCAACCTGTTCGGAGAGGAAGCGACGGGCGTTATTGACGGCGCGATCACGGTTTTGCAAACTGTGTGGAATATCCTTTCCGGCTTTATTGAGTTTGTGAATACCTATGTCCGCCCGATTGTGGAACAGATTTTTACATTCATCGTTCAAACGGTGCTTCCGCAGATCGCACAGGCGTTCGCGGATTGGGCGCCGACAATCGCTTCCATCCTGCAAGGGCTGGCAACCGTCGTTTCGACGATCGCAACGGCCATTATGTCCGTGATTCAGTTTCTTATGCCGACGATTCAAAATATTATCAGCGTTGCGCTGACGACCATTCAAGGGGTTGTGTCCGGCGCGCTGACGGCGATTAAAGGCATTGTGGACGTGTTCGCGGGCATCTTCACGGGGGATTGGTCCCGCGTGTGGGAGGGCGTGAAAGGGATATTCAGCGGCGTTTGGAATTCCCTGAAAAGCATTGCAAGCGGCGTTCTGAACGGAATTATCGGCCTGATCAACGGCGTGATTTCCGGGCTGAACAAACTGAAAATTCCTGATTGGGTCCCCGGCATCGGCGGAAAGGGCATCAACATTCCGTTGATTCCGACTTTTGCAAAAGGCACGAAAAACACGCCTGACACGTTCATAGCGGGTGAAGCGGGCGCGGAACTTGTCACGAATGCAAGGAACCGGACCGTTTTCAATGCGGCGGAAACCGGGGCGATCTTCCGCAATCTCGCAAACACCGTCAACACCATTCGGGCGGGGGTTGGCGTTCCGGCCCTGCAACTGGCTTATGCAGGCGCGGAGGCCCCCAGCGTGTCGGCACCGTCTATCGCGTCCGGCGCGCGGCAAGCGTCGATCGTCATTCACAGCGCGCCCGTTTTCCATGTTGGGAGCGAGGCGCAGGCGGAGGACATCGAAGAACTGCTACGCAGGCACGACGAAGAACTGCTGGACGAAATCGAAGAGCGGAAGCGGCAACAGGAGGACGACGAAAGGCGGCGGAACTATGACTAAATACACCACCATAGCCGGGGACATGTGGGACGCAATCGCCTATAAAACGCTGGGCGACGAAGCGTACACGGACAGGATTATGAAGCTGAACCCGGAATACCGCCGCCTTTTCGTGTTCCCCGCGGGAATCGTGCTGACCATCCCGGAGCCTGAATCACAGGTTGCGGCGGGGTTGCCGCCGTGGAAAAGGGGGACGGCATGAACGCGAGAAGAGCGGTTATCCGCCTGACCTTTTCGGGGGTGGATATTTCGGCGGACATCAACAAGCATCTTCTTTCGCTGACCTACACGGACAACGAAGAGGACAAGACGGACGACCTGCAACTATCCCTTGACGACCGGGAGGGCGTATGGCTGGGAAGCTGGCTGAATACGCCCTCCGCGTCAAAGGGGGCGGAAATCTCCGCCGTGATTGTGCAAAAGAATTGGGAATCGGACGGGAAAGACCGGGTTCTTGACTGCGGCGTGTTCGCCGTGGACACAGTGGACGGGAGCGGACCGCCCGCGAAAGCGACCATCAAGGCCGGGTCTATCCCCTACGCCTCCACCATTCGGACACAGAAAAAGACGAAAGCGTGGGAGAAATACACGCTTTCCGGCATTGCAAAGGAGATTGCGGGGGCGAACGGGTTTGCCTGCATGTTTGAATCCGCGTCCGACCCATTTTATCAGCGGAAAGAGCAAATGCAGGAATCCGACATCACCTTTTTACAGCGGCTTTGCAAAGCGGCTGGAATCTCCCTGAAAGTCACGGCAAAGATCATCGTCCTGTTTGACGCGGCGGCGTATGAGCAGAAAGACGCGGTGCGGACCATCCAGAGGGGAAAAGCGGACGTGGGAAGCTATTCTTTTTCCACGAGCCTGCACGACACCGCGTACAGCAAATGCCACGTGTCCTACACAGACCCGGCCACGGGGACGACGATCGAATATACCTACACCCCGCAGGACGCGGACAAGAGCGGCCAAACGCTGGAAATCAACGAAAAGGTATCAAACCGTGAAGAGGCCCGGCAACTGGCAATGAAGCGGTTACGGGAAAAGAACAAAGGAGAATTCAAGGCATCGTTCAAGCTGGCCGGGGACGCGCGCCTTGTGGCGGGCGTAACGGTTCAGGTGGCAGGGTACGGGGCGTTCGACGGAAAGTACATCATCGAAACGGCGACGCATTCCATATCCCGAAGCGGGTATAAAACCGATCTGACCTTGCGCCGCGTGCTGGAGGGCTACTAAATGAGCGAATTATCCGTTTTGAAAAATATGGTCCGAACGGGCATCGTCTCTTCTGTCAACGCAGGGAACCGAACGGCCCGCGTGACCTTTTCGGACAAGGGAGAAAGCCCGATTGTTTCGGGAGAACTGAAAGTTCTGAAAAATGCGCCATTCATCCCGGCGCAGAACGCGCCGCAACGGACGGAAACCGAGAGCGGCGGAAGCGGCGACGCGGCCTTTGCGGGCCACAGCCACGCCGTCAAGATCAGCCCGTGGCTACCGTCGCCGGGGGATTACGTGCTTTGCATCTACCTCCCGACAGAGGACGGGGACGGGTTCGTGATTGGGGGGATTTGACGATGGCGGAAATCGGAAGCTGGGGGACGTTCACCTTTTACGTTTCCCGGTCATCCATCAAGACGTTTGACGATCTGAAATGGGAAAGTTCGGTGAAGTACGCCACGCACGAGCGGCACTTGAAAGAGCCGCTTTTGGAGTTCACAGGGCAGGACGTGGAAAGCATGTCTTTCACCATGTTCTTTTCCGTCTTTTTGGGCGTGAACCCCATTGCGGAGGTTGCGAACCTGCTTCAAACCATGCGGCGGGGCGAGGCCCATTATCTGATCATCGGCCCGAAAGCGTATGGGACGAACAAGTGGGTCATCACCAAACTATCAAATTCCCTGCAACGATACGACCGGGGCGGGAACCTGCTGGCCGCGTCGGTCAATGTAACCATGCAATCATATTCGAGCAGATAGGAGGGCGGACGATGGCTTACACCGTAAAGGCATACGCCCTTGAAAAAATCAACCTCGCGCCGGAGGACACCACGGAAGAGGTATTGCAGAACGTGGCGGTCATCCTTTCCACACCGAAATTTTCCGTTCCGTTAGAGCGGGGCTTGGGGCTGGCGCAACGGTTTCTTGATAAACCGATTCCGGCGGCGCAGTCAATCTTGATTTCGGAGGTACTCGAAGCGATCGAGGAATTCGAGCCGCGGGCAGAGGTGGAAAACGTGACCTTTGAGTTGGGGGACAGGCCGGGGACCCTGATTCCCATTGTGGAGGTGAAGATCATTGACGGCGACGAATAGGAGTTACCCGGATATTTCCTTTGTGGAAACTGACACGGAAGCAATCGTGAACGCGCTGATTCAGTCATACGAGAAGTTCACCGGGCGCACGCTGTACCCGGCGGACCCGGCGCGGCTTTTCATTTTGTGGGTGGCGGACATCATCGTTCAAGAGCGGGTGAACATCGACTTTTCGGCAAAACAGAACGTGCCGCGATACGCGGAGGGGGAATATCTGGATTCCCTCGCGGAACTGTTCAAGGACACGTACCGATTGGAACCGGAAAAGGCGAAAACAACCTTGCGCTATACGCTGTCCATCAAACTTGACACCGCGACCGTCATCCCGGCAGGGACCCGCGCAACACCGGACGGCGACGTTGTGTTTGCCACGCTTCAAGACCTGACCATTCCGGCGGGCCAGTTGTCCGGCGACGTGGCGGCGGAATGCACGCAGGCGGGAGAAATCGGGAACGGCTTTGTTCCGGGGCAAATCAAACAGGCGGTTGACGTGTCCCCCTACTTTCAAAGCGTGTCGAACACAACGGAAAGCGCGGGCGGCGCAGATGAAGAGAGCGACGCGGCGTTTTATGAACGGCTACGGGAGAGCGTGGAAACATACTCCACAGCGGGGCCGATGGGCGGATATGAGTATTTCGCAAAATCCGCGTCGGCCCTGATCGCGGACGTAAAGGCCACGTCGCCGGAGCCGGGAGAAGTGGACGTGCGGGTTCTGCTGGCAGGCGGAGAACTGCCAGAGGAAGAAATCTTGAAAGAGGTTTCGGAAATCCTGAACGCGGACACGGTGCGCCCACTGACTGACCATGTGACCGTCAAGGCCCCGGAAACCGTGGCATACAACATCGACGTGACCTACTACACACAGGAGGGCGGCGCAATCAGCGACGACGTGATTTCGGAGAACGTAAACGCGGCGGTGGGCGCGTTCAAGAAATGGCAGGCGGAGAAGATGGGGCGGGACGTGAACCCGTCCTATTTGATTCAACTGCTTATGCAAGCCGGAGTAAAGCGGGTGGAGGTCCGCGCCCCGGCCTTTGCGACGGTGAAAGACAATCAGGTTGCGAAAATCGGAACGACCACCGTTACGAACGGGGGTGCGGAAAGTGAATGACAACGAACTGCATTCGGCAGATTATACGCGGTCCCTCCCCCCTCCCCTGAAAAACGACCCGACCATGACGGCCCTTGCGCGGGTCATTGCGGAGCAGTTGCAAGGGACCGTCCGGCAGATCGGGAAGAACATCATATACGCCCGGATTGACGAACTGGACGAACAGACGCTTGACGTGCTGGCCTATGACCTGCATGTGGATTGGTACGACTATTCCTATCCGATCGAAGTCAAGCGGCAGACCATCCGGGACAGCGTGCGCGTTCACCGGAGGTTGGGGACGAAATACGCCGTCGAAACCGCGCTGGGGGCGGTATTCCCCGGAACGCGGGTGCAAGAGTGGTTCGAGTACGGCGGAGAACCGTACATGTTCAAAGTCATCATCGGCGCGACGGAATCGGGGGTATCGGCGGACCGGCAAGCGGCGGTTTTGGAGCGGGTGCGCTTTTATAAAAACCTCCGGTCCCATTTGGAAGCAATCAGTTATCAGATTGAGAAAAAAGCGGCAGTATTCACGGCGGCGGTCCATTCCGTCGGCGTGCGGCTGGAAGTTTACCCCTATCTTGCGGAGGACATCGAGGAAACGGCGCGCATCAAGGCCGGAGCGGGCCACACCGTCGGCGTGCGCGTGGACATTTACCCGCATGTTTACCGGAAGATGGGGGCAGATTGGCGCGCGTTATGCGCCGCCTATATTCAGCAAACCGGGAAACTTGAAATCTTCCCGCAGAACAGAACGGAGGCGTAACAATGGCAGAAATCGAAAACAAATACGGAAGTATTGTGACCGACGTAGGCGTTCAGCTTATCACGGAAGCAGTCATGGAGGGGCAGAAAGTCAATATTACAACCCTCGCCGTGGGCGACGGCGGCGGAAGCTACTACAAGCCGAATTCCACCATGACCGCCCTAAAGGGCGAGAAATGGCGCGGAAAGGTAAACCGCGTGGAGGTCAACGAGAAATCCCCGAACATGATCGACGTGGTGGCGGTGGTCCCCTCCGACGTGGGCGGCTGGACTATCCGGGAAATGGGCGTGTTCGACGACGCGGAAGAGCCGAACATGATTGCCGTTTGCAACACGCCGGACACGGAAAAGGTCATTATCACCAGCGGAGCCGCCGGGGAAATTGAACTGACTATGCACATCGAAATTTCCAACACGGGCGCGATCTCTTTTGTCATTGACCCGAACGTGGTAACGGCCACGAAAAAGGACCTTGCAGATCACAACACGTCGCAGACGGCGCACGCCGCAGAGTTTGAGAAAAAGGCGGACGTTACTGCCCTGAACGACCACGCGAACAACAGTGACATTCACGTGAACCCCACGACGATGGGGAACTATGACACGGCCATTGCCGGACTGATCGACCACACGGAGGACACAGACGTTCACGTTCAGCCGGGCGAGCGGGCCGCGTGGGACGCAGGCGCGGAGGCCGCAGAGCAGGCGGAGGCGGACGCGGCGGAAGCCCTGTCCGCGATTGCGGGGCTGGAAAGCCGCGTTTCTCGCGTGGAAGATGGACTGTTCAACAACATCACCGGAAACCCGTTTCTTGTGCAATTTGATTCCCTCGACGGGGTGGTTATGACAAAGGGCATTTGGAACGCGGCCCGAAACAGAATCGAATGTTGAGGGAATACGCCTGCACGCGGCGGGAACTGTCCTGCATCATCGGGAATCTGTTTGCGGAGCTGGACCCGCCTTGCGCCGCGTGCGATTCCGACGCTGACGAACTGACGATCAGCGGGCGGACCTATACCGGGGCACAGGCGGTTCTAACTGTCACGGAATGGGGATTCCGGTTCGACGGGGACCCGTCGGAGATCGAAGAAATCCGGGGAAAGAGGTGCTTGCGGCGTGGCGGATGAAAAGGAATTTATCATCATCACGAAAGCGAAAGATTTAGCCTTTCACACCTACGACATGACCACCGCCCGCCGCTTTCCGAAGCGGCACGGGAAACTTGCGGTTGATTTGATGACCTTTGCACGGGAAATCGTGGTTCACATTCAGGACGCAAACGAACTTGATATTACGGACGCGGGAGAGTTCCGGGAACGGCGGTATGAACAGAAACAGGCCCTTTCCCGTTGTAAAGACATGCTGTTTTTGATCGAACTGGCCGAACGAAAGAACCTGATTTCAACGGCGCAATGCGCGGCGTGGACAAAGTACGCCGTGGAAGTAAAACGGATGACGGCCAGTTGGAGGAAAAAGGACCTCGAACGGTTCACAGAATCCAGACAACGGGGAAATGCGCCGCGGCGGTGATCGCCGGGGCGTTTTTCTTGGGGTGCGGCTTGTAGCGTCGAATTCGTACAACGTCCGCAACGTCAATTCCTCCGGCGCGATGAACTGGAACAACGCGTACAACGGCAACAGGGGCGTTCGCCCGCTTTGGTGGAATACCGCGAATGAGTAAGCCAACGGCTGAAAACAGAGGACCACTATCAAAGGAAGCCGCATCCCTCCGCCGCGGTGACAGCGCGACGGTAAACACAAGATTGGTGAAGCAAGGCCCACGGGAACCAGCTTCCGCCCCGCCACGGGCGCGCGGCGGGGTCCGATGATGAAGCATTGCGACGGCAGGCGGAGGACCGTTTGCCGCCCCCGCAAGGCGGATTCTATACACGGCAAGGAGCATTTTTTATTATGCAACAAACAGAATTCGAGCGGGTACACGATTTCGGGAACCTGTACGCAGGGTTTCTAAAAGCCCGCCGGGGCAAACGGGGCAAAGCAAGCGTTGCGAAGTTTGAAGCAAACCTGCTGGAAGCCCTGTGCCTGCTTTCGGAAATGCTGAAGAACAAAACCTATCGCCCGTCGGAATATTTCGTATTTCGGGTTTACGAACCGAAAGAACGCATTGTTATGACCAACGCGTTCAAAGACAAGGTGGTTCAGCATTCCTTATGTGACAATGTGTTAGAACCAGCGTTTTCCCGCACCTTTATCCGCGACAACTACGCGTCGCAGGCCGGGCGCGGGACGCATGACGGACTGTATCGACTGGAAGCGTTTATGCGGTCCTATTATTTCGAGCGGAAAGCACGGGAAGAACAACGGTGCCGGGAGGAGGGGTTGCCGCGGCCCGACCCGCGCGCCGCCCATTATGCGGACGGCTGGGTTCTGAAATGCGACATATCAAAATATTTCTACTCAATTCCGCATGAACCATTGAAAGCAATGGTGCGCCGCTTTATCCGGGACCCGGACGTTCTATGGCTTGTCGATATGATCATTGACAGCACGGACGACCCCGGAATTCCGATCGGCAACCAGACTTCACAATGGTTCGCGGTCATGTACCTTTCGGGGCTTGACCACTTCATAAAAGAGAAATTGGGAATCCGCTATTATGGGCGGTATATGGACGACTTTTACTTGATTCACGAGGACAAGGCGTATTTGCAGTATTGCCGCCGGGAGATTGAAAAGTACGTGGCCGGGCTGGGACTGAAACTGAACAACAAGACAAATATTTTCCCGTTGCGGAACGGAATTGATTTCCTTGGATTCCGAACCTATATGACCGACACGGGGAAGATCGTGCGAAAGGTAAGGAGGAACAGCAAATGTAATGAGCAACGGAAGTTGAAGAAACAGCGGGGCTTGCTGGACAAGGGGAAAATCACCCTTGCGGCAATCGAACAGTCTTACGGAAGCTGGCGGAGCCACGCCGAAAAGGGCAACTGTCACCACCTGATCAGGGAAACCGACAGGAAGTTCAACCGCCTGTTCCCGGAAAGCAAATTGCTATGCAGAAAGAACAAAAGGCCGGAAAAGGAAAGCTATTTCTGCGGTTTTATCGCTGACCCGCGAGAAACGCTTTCCGAACAGTAAGTACACAAAAGGAGCGTGAAGCGAAATGCCGAAAGCATTAAGCACCCTCGCCGTTGGCGCGCTGGTGAAAGACACCGGAACGCTTTACAACGGGAAACCAATTATTTGGAAGATCGCGGACAAGAACCACGCCGGGTTTCCGGCGAATTCCGTCACGCTGATCACGGAGCGCATTATCTCGCTGAAATGCTTTGACGCTATGGAGCCGAGCAACAACGACGGAAACCGCCGTTCCTACGGAAACAACCGCTGGATTTGGTCAAATATCCGTCGATGGCTGAACAGTCAAGCGGGGGCGGGCGCGTGGTACGCGGCCCAGCACGGGCTGGACGCGCCGCCGAACAACTCGAATGTGTGGAGCAACTACAACGAGTACGAGGCAGAAGCGGGCTTTCTGGCGGGGTTCTCCGCGAATTTCATTGCCGCCCTGCTGACCACGAACCGGACCGTCGGAAAAGCGCAGATGGACGGCGGCGGAACAGAAACATGCACCGACAAGATTTTCTTTGCCACGTCAACGGAAGTTGGATTGTCGGGCGACGTGGTGGCCGGAAGCAAACTTGCGCTATTTACGGATGACAATTCCCGCAAGGCGAAGCCAACGGCGGAATGCGTATCAAAAAGCGAATACCAGACAAGCAATTTTAACGTCAATGACCCGTGGTACTGGTGGCTTGCGGACGCTTATGCGTCGCATTCGTGCTACGTCCGCTACGTCAATTCCTCCGGCGCGATGGGCTGGAGCAACGCGTACGACGGCTACTGGGGCGTTCGCCCGCTTTGTAATCTAAAATCTGAAATCTTGGTATCTGACAGCCCGGATTCGGACGGCGCATATACGATCATTTGGAACCGCGCCCCGTCGGTCCCGGATTCCATCGACGTTCCGAGCGACGTTCGGGGCGGAGAAAAACTGACCGTGACGTGGGGGACCTCCACCGACCCGGACAACAACCTTTCGGGGTACATCCTCGAACGGCAGTACAACGGCGGCGGCTGGGCGCAGCTCTACAAAGGAATCAACCGGACGTACACCGACCAGATCACAAAGGGCTGGGAGAATGTGGCGTACCGGGTCAAGGCATACGACAGCGCGGGCGCAGAATCGGCGTACAAAACCAGCGCGACACGGACAGTCATCAACAACACGCCGCCCACGATCAGCGGGACAGATACGGACCTTGGGGCAAAGACCGGAGCGTTCGACCAGAAATACACCGTCACCGACCCGGACAGCGGCCAGACGATCACCGTCGTTGAGAAGATCGACGGAACGCAAAAGCGGTCCTACGCCGCGACCAGCGGGCAGGAATACACGTTCAGCGTCACCGCGGATGAATGGCGGAAGCTGTTGAACGGGTCCCACACGCTGACGGTGACGGCGACGGACAATTACGGCGGAGCCGCGACGCGGACTTACACATTCAGCAAGAACGAAACTGAAATCGAACTGACCCTTGCAACGCCTCTTGAAGCCGACGACATGGTGACAAAGGCGATTATGTCCATCACCCGGCAGATTCCGGCGGGCGCAGAGTTCACCGTGGAGGCGTGCAACAACGGCCACGACGATTCCCCCGCGTGGGAGGACGTGACGCAGGCCGTCACCAGCGGGAGCAAGTTTTTCCTTTCCAACGACAGCAAGACGGCGGAGGAATGGGGATTCAATTTCCGAATCAAGGTGAAGCGGAACAGCGCAAGCGGGGATTGCTTTATTTCATCCGTGGGAGGGAATTTTGAATGAGCGTACAGCATAAGCGGACAAGTATCAAGAACAAGCCGAAAACGGTTGAAGAGTTGACCGCGCAGGGGGCGGAACTGGAACGCAAGGCTTCGGAGTTGGAGCAGAGCGGCGGGGGCGCGTCCCCGGCCATGCAAGCGGCGGTCATGTCCGCCCGGCTGACCATGAACGACGAAATCAAGGCCGGGAAACGAACAGGAACCGACGTTGTGGCTTGTGAAGCGTTGTTCGAGGAATGGAAGCCCGGAAAATATGAGAAAGACGACGTGCGGGTTCACGACGGGCAGGTGTGGCGGTGCTGTCAACCACACGACAACAAGAACAACCCCGATATTGAGCCGGGCAAATCTCCGGCGCAATGGGTCCCATATCACACCACAGACCCCCAAAAGGCAAAACCGTTCATTCAGCCCACGATGGCGGAAGATTCCTACCAAAAGGGCGAAGTCTGCTTGTGGACTGACGGAAAAGTTTATCGGTCCACGATGGAAACCGCAAACGCCTATTCCCCCGCAGACTATCCGCAGGGATGGGAAGTTGTGGACATGGAGTAAGCGAACACCCCGGCGCGGACCTGTACCGCGCCGGGGCCATTCTATCACGGGAGGAAAAGGAACGTGACAATCACCGAACTTCTGTCCGGCGGCGGTGGGATTGTCGGGCTTTTGCTGGTGCTTCTGACGTTGGTTCAGATTGCCCCTATCAAGGTTAATCCGTGGACGGCGATCGGAAAGGCCGTCGGGCGGGCGATCAACGGGGACGTGATCGAGAAGTTAGAAGAAACCCGGAGAACCCTTGACGATCACATCAAGACCGACGACGCGCGCAACGCAGACATGCACCGGGCCGCGATTTTACGGTTCA